GAACAATTTGTGCAGGTACTCATGGTTATGCTAATGGTTATGTTGCTGATGTTGATTCCAAATATTATTTATCAGATAAAGCTATTGATTATATGAATAGAGGTAGCGAGAAATATACAGGTAAAAAAACTAGAGCAGAACATTATATTAAACATGAAAGCGAGAAGTCTAAAACTTTAACAGCGAATATGCACAAAGGCGTTCCTTATGGTGTTATTGCGGTTGATAAACCAGTTAAAGTAGGCATGAATGTTGAGCAAGTAAAAGTAAGAAAACATGAGGTAGACATAATCAGCTTGCAATATCTTTTACGAGAAATGAAGAAGGAGTCTGGTAAAACTAATAAACAAATAGCAGAAGAAACTAATACACCAATAACTAAAGTAGAACATTGGTTTAGAACTGATAGCAGTTTTGCGATACCGAGTGATGATATTTGGTTTAGGTTAAGAGAAGTGCTAGGTATTAAAACAGATGTTTTTGATAAACAAATTATGGAGTTTGAATACAGAGATGGTGTTTATGAAAGCAAACAGCGTGTTTATAGCGAGAATGGTAAGTCGCCAACTTTAACTGCTGGTAATAAAGATCAATACATAGAAACTATATCTATAGACAAAGAAAAGAAACAACTAACCATAAAAGAAGCAACGAAAAAAGGTTATACCACTATAGAAGATGGAGATTGTTTTGATATGACCTTTCCTAATTCTAAAACCAGAAGAGGGAGAAACATGAAAGACAAGAGTAATTGTCTTACAGCTGCAAACTATGACTATATGAGATACGAACATTCAGACAAAGATAAAGAGGTTTACTGGCGCAAACTAACTCCAGTTGAGTGTGAAAGATTGCAAACAGTACCAGATAATTATACTAACCATGTAAGCAATACCCAACGATATAAGATGCTCGGAAACGGCTGGACAATTGAAGTTATTGCTCACATTTTAAAGAATATGGAACTATGAGCGTTGGGAACTTGCGGGACATACTAGGGAAGCTAAGGGACAAACTATACACTCAGATGCCCAACGGACGAGTAAAAGCTTCCCATATATCCATACATATACATATGTATAGGAGAGCAAACCCCTTGAGGGGGTTTGACTCTCTGGAAAGAGCGCACGCTTGCGCAGGAGAAAGATGAGAAGATTTGGACAAATAGATAAAGCCTATTGGTGGATTACTGCTCACAGCGAAAGCGAGCGTGGGGAGAAAACAGCGCTGATACCTATCGCGCTTGCGCGAAAGGAATCGGACTTCTCGCGCGTGCGCCAGATTGTTTGGCATTGGTATCGTAGCGAAGTCGCAGGCAATGAAGCGCTATCCATGACAGCTCGATTTGTTGGTTGGGCATTGTGCGAGCGTTGGCGGTATGAAACTTGGTCATCGCATGATGCGATTAGTTATTATGCAAAGATGACAGCTGTTAATAGAAAGAGCGTTGGGCGAGCGCTAGCGGAGTTGAGCGAGGCAGGTTTAATCTGGATTGTTTTGGAGGGAGAGCCGAAGCGGTTGCGGAAGTCCCAGAGCGGAGGGAAGAAACATTTTCTGTTGGTTGGTTTAGCGGAGTTGGTAAGAGAGTGATTCGTTCGGCGGAGGCGGGGGCGTGTGTGAAGTATAATAAAAACAAAGGAGTAGATTATGAATCCATATAAAATAGAAGGCCCAGCATTAATTAGTTTTAGTGGTGGTAGGACATCGGCATATCTTTTATACCATGTATTGCAGGCACATAAAGGACGATTGCCTGATGATGTTTATGTAATATTTGCTAATACTGGTAAAGAATGTCCAGAAACTTTAGATTTTGTTAGAGATTGCGAAGAAAAATGGGATGTTAATATTGTTTGGTTAGAATTTGATTGGGAGGAAGGGGAAAAACAAATAACCAAGATTGTTAATTATGATACAGCAAGTAGAAACGGAGAGCCTTTTACCAAGATGATTCAATATTTTAAAACCAGAACTGAAAAAAACACTCCAGGTAAATATGATAAAGATTCTGCTCTTTTACCAAATCCAGTTGCCAGATTTTGTACCGATAAATTAAAGGTTGTGAGAATTAATGATTACATGAAACAGCAAGGTATAAAAATATATGATACTGTTCTTGGTCTTAGATATGATGAGCCAAGAAGAGTAGCAAGACAAAAATCTAAAAACACACAAAAGAAATTTAATTTAACGCCTTTGTATAATGCAAAAGTCACAAAAGAAACAGTTAATGATTTTTGGAGAAAACAAAACTTTGATCTTAACTTGCCTATCATAGATAACGAAACTCCTCATGGTAATTGTGATTTATGTTTTTTGAAAAGCTATAAAAAAATTACACAAATTATTAAAGAAGATAAAAGCAAAGCTATTTGGTGGGCGGAAACTGAAGAACGATTCAATAATAGATTTAGAAAAGATAGACCAAGTTATAGAGAATTAATACCATTGGTTGATGTGCAACAAGAATTTCCTTTTGATGATGAAAGTATGGATTGTTTTTGTCATGATTAAATGATAGAGGAACGAGCAGGAGGTTTTAGGGGGGTTATCTTTTGGAGAAGATATCTCCCACTCGTTCAAACTTATTGCTTGCGGTCAATTATTACTATCGCGAGCGCTGTTAGAAATATCATAACAGCGAATGTTATTGTGACTCCTGCGAATATGTTAATAATTAGGTCAAGCATTTATTTTCTGTGTTTAAAAATTTCATCAAAAGTATCATTAGCTAACTCTCGATGCTTTGTTATGGTTTCAAAATATATTTTATCTTCTTTAATAAGTTTCTCCAAATAGTTTTCCTTAATAAGTTTAGAAAGATAATTAATTTTATCTTCAAAACTTGGATAGCCTTCCATTTCAAAAGAAATGTTTGCTGTTATCTTGGTTATTTGTTTGGTATTTTTCTTTTTACCAAAAGCTAACTCCCAATTATCTTGGTATGCGTTTGGTTTATCGTGTGCTGTTGGCCTTCTGCCCGATCCTTTGCCTGTCATTGGTACTCCCTTTCTATTTTATTTATTATTGATTTTGTCATGTTGTTAATTTGTAATGCTTGTTTAGAATTATATTTAACTAACTTTTTTATTTCAGCTTTGTCTTTTTGACTTTTTGCTTCTCTGTAATAAGTTGAAAGACTACTCATTACTTTCTCTAGTTCAGTCATTAGGTCTTTATCAAGCCATTGGGCTATATGTTCACATTCTTTTTTAGTAAATGTTATTTTATTGCTCATATTGGATTCCTAAATAAATGAAACAAAGCTTTTAATTGTTCCTCGGTTAGATGTCGTAAGTGTTTTGGTATGTCCTCTCGCTTCATGTAAGCCTCACTGTGCCGTTGGGAGAGACTGTGCCTAGCCTTTCCCCTGTTATTGTTAATAAAAGCCATGAGCCGTCTTCTAAGAGCCTACAAGAGGGTTGATGTGGGTATATTATTTCGCCCTCGTGTTTTAGGTTGTCTCTTATGTGTTTGGCATAGCAAAACTCGGCGCGTGGATAACTGATCTTATATTGTTGCATTATCATTCTTGCTCCTTAGTATAAATAACAAAGTAATCATAACCCTTGTTGCTTCCGTCTTCGTTAATGTAATTCCATTCAAGATTATAAAAGTTAGCAATATCTTCTATATAATGTGAATCAACATCACAATATTCATTGTCTAAAAAGTTTTCCCATTTCTCCTCGGTGTCATAACCTTTCTCAATAAAATATTCTTTAAAGGTTTCATAACAAACCGCGTAGATACAACTCGGAGAATCAACCACATTTATAGATGTTGGTATGTTATGGGTTTCTTTTTCTGTTTCAAATTGTTTCATCATTTACCCCTTTGTGTTGGTTTACCATTAGGAAAGGTAAGAGCTTCGCTGAACGCTTGCCAGTCCTCTGGTGTCATTATTTGCTCTACCTTGTGAATAGGCGTATTGTCTTTTAGGCCGTACTTCTTGCGAAGTTGTCCAATGATGCTTTTGTGTGTTTTGGTTTTAATAGTCATTATTTCACCCCTTGCTTAATAGCATATTCTATTAATCTTGATTCTAATTCTAACCATTGTTTATCTGTTAAGTTGTAAAAATCTAATTCCGAACAAATAAAGTTATGACATAAAGACTTACAATCTTCTTCTTCATACCAGCCTAGAAATTCATCATCCATTAGGGCGGCAATTGATTTATATATTAATTCCATTACGCCACCTCTACTTGGTTATCTTGTAGCCATTGATCGCCAACTTCTTGCAGTCTTTGATATATTGAAAACGATAGTTGAGCGTATATGTCTCCCTCTACCTCGTGGTCATTATATCCAAGAGTCAAATCCGATTGAGCAACCTCTAATAAATCATAGTTATATATTGGCACCCAACTATCGGCATATTCTGAAACAACATCTTCTGGGCAACTATTTTCTAGTATGTCTTTTTTATTATCGTTTAGTTCTTCAATTAGATTTTGCTCTAATGTGTAGATGTTTTGTTTATTTGTATCTGTCATATTACTTCTCCAAAGTATCAAGGCTTAATTGCCTTGTAATACTAATTATGCATATATATTTATAAATATCAACAACTTTATTCAATAAATATGCAAAAAAAGGTAATTATTTAGCTAAAATGTGCAAAATAACCTAAAATAAAGCATGGAAAAGGGAAAACCAGGCAGAAAAAGAAAGCTCGCCCAACTAACCGAGGATGAGTACAAACAAATATCGCAATGGTCTGGCGATGGCTTAAATGAAAGTCAAATCGCTACTTTGCTCAATGTAAACATCTCAACAATTACCAGAGAAAAGAAAAGAAACGAGCAATTTGCAGACGCTATAAAAAGAGGAAAATACAAAGCAGTCCAATTGGTAGCGAACAAAGTATTTCAAAATGCAATGGAGGGCAAAGAAACTTCCGCAATCTTTTTCTTAAAAAATAGAGATCCAGATAACTGGGCAGACCGCCAGGAAATTAATTACAACCTAGATCTTAAAAATGTTCTCACTGACGCACGCGCGCGCATAATCGATCACGCGCCAACGCGCCTGCCCAAGCGCGCGCAAGCGCTGAGCAAAAATGCACAAGCGCAAGCGGAAGGCGAGGGCGTGAATGAATAATATAGGGCGGGGCGGATGCGGGCAGTAGTTTTTACACTCCCTTTTTAACTAATGCAATATTCTCTCAATAAATCGCATTTGACCCCCCCTTTCGTTGCGTGGCGGTGGTGATATATGTATAACTACTCAACTAAAATTTTTTAATTTTTTTTTAATATGAAATACGGCGTAAAACTAGAAAAAGAACTCATGACCGAACTATGGTCAGGACCAATCAAAGACAACCCAGTAAACTTTGTTAAGTATGTGTTCCCATGGGGACAGAAAGACACCCCCCTTGAAGATTTTAAAGGACCAAGAAAGTGGCAGGAAAAAATTTTACGAGAAATGGCAATACACATTGAGCGAAACAATGTATTAGATTTACCAGAGATGTTTAGACTAGCCGTAGCATCAGGTCGTGGTATTGGTAAGTCCGCACTTGTCGCATGGATCATACTTTGGATGTTATCTACTAGACTTGGTTCTACCATAATCGTAACTGCTAACACCGAGCAACAGCTTCGTTCAAGAACATGGGCGGAACTCGGCAAATGGCTCACGCTCGCCATAAACTCTCATTGGTTTACCAAGACAGCTACCACGATTAAACCAGCACAATGGTTTGAAGATGCGCTAATAAACGACCTCAAGATTGATACTGGTTATTATTACGCGCAGGCACAGTTATGGAGCGAGGAAAACCCAGATGCGTTTGCAGGTATCCATTCATCTTACGGCGTATGCTTGATAATGGATGAAGCATCGGGTATTCCTTCTCCTATTTACTCCGTCAGCGAGGGATTCTTCTCCGAACCCACGCGCAACCGCTATTGGTTCACTTTCTCCAACCCGCGCCGAAACACAGGGCCATTCTACGACAGCTTTAACTCTAAGCAATCCTTCTGGAAAAACGAGCAGATAGACTCGCGCACGGTCGAAGGCACAGACCAAAAGCTCTTTCAAACGATGATTGAGCAGTATGGCGAAGATTCCACAGTCGCGCGCGTGGAGGTGATGGGCGAGTTTCCATCCGCAGACGATGATACTGTCATACCAATGGGATTGGTCAAGGCAGCTATAGAGAGGGATGTCTCTCTTACAGCTAACGCGCCGATAATATGGGGATTGGATGTCGCTAGATTTGGCGGTGATAACTCCGCGCTATGTATACGACAAGGTAACCATGTGATGAGTATTAAGTCGTTTAAGTCTATGGACTTGATGCAGTTATGTGGTGTGATTAAGAATCAATATGATGAGTGTACTGCGATAGAGAAACCCCAGGAAATATTAATTGATGTCATTGGTTTGGGCGCAGGCGTGGTGGATAGACTAGCGGAGCAAAACTTACCCGTGCGCGGAGTCAATGTTGCCGAAGCGCCCGCGACCAAGAAAAATTATTTAAACTTGCGCGCTGAATTATGGTTTGCGATTAAAGACTGGTTGGTGCAAAGAGATTGCAGGATTCCGCAGGACGATGAGTTGGTTGCAGAACTAGCATCGCCTTTGTATAAATATACGTCTACAGGTAAAATCAAGATTGAGAGTAAGGATGAAATGCGTAAGCGTGGAATTAAATCTCCAGACAAGGCGGATGCGCTCGCGCTGACGATGGCATCCTCGGCTGCAAGTTTTGGTGGAAGCACTAGCTTTTTAGGTTATAATTTCAGACAACCTCTTAAATCAAAAATAATCAGAGTAGGATAAAGTATGGCAAAGAAATACAACGAAGAAGAAATTAAAGCATCTGTCCAAGAAGAAACAGATATGATTGATCTTGTAGGCGTGATTAAGTCCGAGATGGATGATGCTAAAGACTTCATACATCAAGTAGGCGCAGAAAGAGCTGAATCAACAGAATATTATCTTGGTACTGAGCCAGAAGGTACTAGCTCTATGCAGTCAGAGTTTGTCTCTACAGACGTACGGGATAGCGTACTTTTTATGTTGCCGTCTATCATGCGCACCTTCTTTGGCACTAAAAAGATTGTTGAATTTGTACCTAAAGGACCAGAGGATATTCAGTTAGCAGAACAACAAACAGATTATATTAACTATTTGATTAGAGAAAAAAATCCAGGCTTTCAAGTTTTGTATGACGTTTTTAAAGATGCTCTAGTAAGAAAGACTGGTTTTGTAAAAGTCTTTTGGGATGATTCAGTCAACGCTACTACGCACGAATATACAGACATAGACCCACAATCCTACCAAGCATTAATCCTTGATAAGAACGTAGAGGTAATAGAAGAATCAGTTACCAACGAAACAATCATAACTATGGACCCAGTAAGCGGTGAAGAAGTAGTACAAGAAATACCAGCAAGTTATGACCTAAAAATTAGAAGATTAAAACCAAAAGACCAAGTATGTATTGAGTCTGTTCCGCCAGAAGAAATATTAATTTCACGACACGCGCGCAATATAGACACAGCTTCTTACGTTGCGCACAGAATGATTAAGTCAGTCTCCGACTTAGTATCTATGGGATATGACCAAGAAGAGATAGAGCAATACGCAGGTTATGGCGGCAGCGCGCTTGACCCAGAAAGCTACGAAGAACAAGAAGCAAGAAATCCGTTTGACAACATGGTATACCCAGATAGAAACGATGCAGGCGGTAAAGACGTTTTATACGTTGAGCATTACTTATACTATGACTTTGATGGTGATGGTATTGATGAGCGAATCAGAGTTTGCACAGCAGGTAATGGTTTAGAAGTTCTCAATGTAGAACCGTGGGATGAACTACCAATATGTATGTTCTGTCCTGATCCTGAACCGCACACAGCAATAGGATCTTGTCCTGCTGATTATCTAAAACCAATCCAAGCGGCTAAGTCACAAATTATGCGTGATACTTTGGATTCACTAGGACATTCAATCTTCCCAAGAATGGGAGTTGTTGAGGGTCAAGTCAACATAGACGATGTACTTAATACAGATATTGGTCAGCCAATAAGAATGAGAGCGCCAGGCATGGTACAACCATTTGCTGTACCTTTTGTTGGTAAAGAAGCTTTCCCAGTCTTAGGATATTTAGACGAAGCCAAAGAAAACAGAACTGGCGTATCTAAAGCAAGTGCAGGACTCAACGCAGAAGCATTACAATCTACAACTTCCGCAGCTGTAACAGCTACTATGAGTGGTGCGCAAGGTAGAGTAGAACTTATATGCAGACATTTTGCTGAAGGTGGCTTAAAAGCCATGTTTAAAACAGTAAATAACTTGGTAATCAAGCACCAAAATGCACAAGATGTCTTTAGATTAAACGGTAAATTTATACCTGTAGACCCAAGATATTGGGATTCAGACAAGGATATGGTAGTTAATGTAGCTATATCTAAGTCATCAGACGAAGAAAAGTTCCAAGTCTTAACAGGTTTAGCCGCAAAACAAGAACAAATCATGCAAACACTAGGGCCACAGAATCCTCTAGTGTCAATGCAACAATATGCTAACACCCTAACAAGAATGATCGAGCTAGCAGGCTTCCAAGATGCACAGTCATTTATAAATACGGAAGTTCCGCCAATGCCACCGCAACCGCAAGAACCACCCAAGCCAGACCCAGCAGAAATGCTTGCACAGGCTGAAGCTATGAAAGCACAGGTTAGCGCACAGAAAGCTATGATTGATGCTGAAACAGATAGAATGAAAATCATCATGGATGATGACAGACAAAGAGACATTGAAGAGGCACAGCTAAGAGTAAAAGCCTTAGAGCTACAAGCCAAGTACGGCGCACAAATAAACATTGCAGAAATTAATGCTATCATGGAAAGAGATAGAGAAGGAATAAGACAAAATGCAAAAGCTCAAGCTCAAGGATTATTTACAAACAATGGCCCACAACAAAATATTTGATATTGAAGTGATGGTTGATGACATGGTTTATGTAGGTAAAGAAATAAGAGCAAAAAATAAAAATCATGCACTACAGATTATGTCGGTTATGTCAGGCGGTGAAGTAAGTAAAGATTCTGAAATAATTTATTATGAAGAGAGGACAATACACTAATGAAATACATAAAAAAGTTTTGGGTATGGTTAAAAGAAACGATACATAAATTTTTAAACTGGTTTGATAGTTTTATGACACCAGCACCAGTTGTTAAAAAAAGAGGTAGACCAAGGAAGAAATAATGGCGACACCAAGACGAGGCAAGGCAAAAGTAAAAGTAACCGCATCTGGTAAAAAAGTCAGTTACGGTCAAGCAGGTAAAGCCAAAGGTGGTGGACCTAGAGTTAAGCCAGGAACATCTAAAGGTGATTCATATTGCGCTAGAAGTCTTGGTATAAAAAAAAGACTCTCCAAGAAAAAACAAAACGATCCCAACACTCCTAACAACCTATCAAGAAAAAGATGGAAATGTTCTGGAGCTAAATCAAGAAGAAAATAAGGAGATACTATGCCAAAAGGACTATACGCAAACATACACGCCAAAAGAAAAAGAATTAAAGCTGGATCAAACGAGAAGATGAGAAAGCCTGGAACTAAAGGCGCACCTACAGCTAAAGCTTTTAAGAAAGCTAAGAAAACAGCTAAAAAGTAAACCATGAACGACATCGTAGTTCTTATAACCGAACTAGGATTTCCTATAGCCGCAGCAATAGGTTTAGGAATGTTTGTTTGGAAACTTATCAACAGAATTATTGATGGTATGGAGACTAAACTTGATACCGTTGATGATAAAGTCAACACATCTATAAGCGCCATGGAAGAACGCCTTGGCACAAAACTTGACGCACAGCATGGTATTTTAGTAGCCTTAATAGATAGGGTTAGGTCTTTGGACAATGAAATCATTAGACAAGACACTATGATTAAAACAATGCTAGGCGTACCACAGTTAATTGATACTAACAAAATTGCCAAAGCAGGAAGAAGAGATAAAAGGAAGGACTAATGGCAAGTGTATATAAAAGAAAGCTCACAAGAAGAGAAATAGAACAAGAAGAAGCTGCTAAAACTAGAATAGCTATATGGTGCTGTTTTATGGGTGCAATAATGTTTTTAACCATACTAGGACAAAACTTATATGCAGACGAGATGGTACATAAATTTAAGTCGCCATCATTTTCTGGTATAGGTACATCTGCACATTATCTAACCATAGAAAACCAACAGTTCAATCGGAAGCAAGCGCTTAAAGCAGAGATAAAAGCTTTGCAAGATGAAATAGAAAGAGACAAAGAAAATACAACCCTAGCAAGATTTATAAGAAACCTAGAGTCAAGAATATATGCACAGTTATCAAGACAGCTTGTAGAAAATTTATTTGGTGAAACACCTAGCGATAGTGGTGTTTTGAGTTTAGAAGGAAACACTATAGAGTATAATGTTGTAGACGGAATAATAACTTTAAACATAACTGACTCAGATGGTAATACGACAACTATATCTCTCCCTATCGGTAGTTTTACTTTCTAGTTGCGCGTTAATAATAGATCCCTTAGAAAACAACCTACCCCCATTACAAAAGATAGAAAAGCCAACGATAGGCGCATTGCTTGTACCTGAACTAGCAAACATACAAGCAAACAATAAAGTAAAACCAGTCGTAGCTATATACCAAGGTTCTTTTACAGATCAAACAGGACAAAGAAGAAGTAATAGTTCTTATGCAACCTTTTCATCTGCGGTAACACAAGCACCAGACGCATATCTTATTAGAGCTTTAAAACACGCAGGTAGTAGTAAAAATGGTTTTTTTGATGTGGTTGAGCGTGTTGGTTTAGACAATGTAACTAAAGAACGACAAATAATAAGAAGCGCCAGGCAACAAAACAAAGACAAGCAGAAGCTACCAGATTTATTGTTTGCTGGTTTGATAATGCAAGGTGGCGTGATATCATACGAAAGTAATGTAAAGTCTGGCGGTGCAGGTGCTAGATACTTAGGCATTGGAATGTCTAGGCAGTATAAGCAAGACACCGTAACCATATCTTTACGCACAGTATCTGTAAGTACAGGTAGAGTGTTACTAGAAGTATTAGTAACTAAAACGATATTAAGTGCATCTATCGATCAAGATATATTTCGTTTTATTACTGACAATACCGAACTTGTTGAAATAGAAAACGGTTTAGTCAGGAACGAGTCAATCAATATAGCACTACAAACAGCAATAGAAACTGCTGTATTAGAAACAATTAAGGAAGGAACAACCAGAGGATATTGGAATATTGATGAACAAATTAAAACTATTGATTGCGACAATGATTGTGTCGCCTCTATACGCGGCTGATAACGAAATATATATAGACCAAAGCGGTTCTACAGCAAACATAGACTTAGAACAGTTAGGATCATCTAACATTGTTGGAGGCCTAAACTCTGTTGCAGGCACGCTTACAGCACTAGATTTAGACGGCATAAACTTAACACTAGACATAAACCAAATAGGTAATACCAATAAATTCCTTGGTGATATCTATGGCGATAGCGTAACAGGATTCTTTGAGTTTGATGGTGATAGCAATACCTTTACTATACAAGGCGACCCAGACAATACTTATGGTATTGATAACTCAAACTATAATGTAGACGTAACTGGTAGTTCTAACACATTTACACTAGACACAGGTACAACAGCATTAGCTTCTGGTCTTGATTTAGATTGGATAATCAACGGCGACAGCAACACATTTGATTTTGATATAAACTATGATGGTGCTACTAACTATGTAGATGTAGATGGAGATAGCAATACAATAAACTTTACAGGAAGTGGATATGCAGGTGGGTATTTCTATCTTGACCAAACAGGAAACAGTAGAACATTCAATATCATACAGTCATCAACTCTTGCTAGTGATTGGTTACAGATTAACTCTACTGGTTCTAACGGTACTGTTTGTGTCGTTCAGAACGATGGCGGAACAAGCACAAGCTGTTGATATAGGAAACATATCCGAACTAAATGGTTCAGCACAGATACTAAGAGACAAGCCTTATGAAGCAAAAGAGTCTTTTGATATACAACAAAATGATGAAGCAATTACGACTAATGGTCGTATGGCTATTACGTTCCTAGACGACTCCAAGGTAAGACTTACAGAAAACTCTCAGCTCACCATAGACGAATACATCTTTGACCCTAACCCTAGCAAATCTAAAATGGCTATTACCTTTGGTCTTGGTACAGCTAGGTTTATTACTGGCGGTCTAAACAAGATAGATAAAAACAATATAGATCTTAAAACACCCACAGCAAACATAGCAATTCGTGGTACTGATTTTACAGTCACCGTAGATGAAATCGGCAGGTCATTGCTAATACTTCTTCCAGATGAATTTGGTAATTCTAGTGGTGAGATATTAGTAACTACAGCTATGGGTACAGTTACACTTAATAAACCTTACGAAGCTACAACGGTAGATGTTTTTGAAAAATCACCTAGCTCACCTGTAATCTTAGACCTAACACTAGACCTTATAGACAATATGCTTATTGTTAATCCACCTAAAGAAGAGGTGGCTATAGAAGAAACAACACAAACCAAAAAGAAAAACATACTAGACTTTGATGGTTTGGATGAGGACTTCTTAGAAGAAGATTTTTTAGACTCAGAGAAAGAGCTAGAGTTTACAGAGCTAGATATAAACTATCTTGATGTAAACTTCTTAGAAGATTTACTAGATGTTATAGATGCACTACAAGAAATACAACAAGAGGATCAGTTAGCACAAGACGCTACATCTACTAATATTGTTGGTACTAAACTAGGTCAAGACTTAGGCACCCAAATAACATCTTTTATAACAGGAGAAGTATTAACGCTTATGCGTAGCGTGAGTGATACAGCTAGAGTAGATATAGATTCAGCTGGTAGTTATACTGTTATCTTTATACAAGATGGTGCATCCAATATTATTAAAATAAATGGCGGTACTGGCGGCACTATAAAAATCACTCAAAGTAATTAATGAAACGACTACTATTCACCATACTTATAATATTAGTGTTGCCTGTCTTATATCAGTCAACGCCAACAGAAACATTAAAACTAAAAGTATTTGACTATCTTGTACCTAAACAAAATCCTTCTGGTTATTTTACTATTCTAAACATTACCGAAGAAAATATAGATGCAGAAGGCGGTTGGCCTATACCAAGACAAAGACTAGGAGAAATACATAAACAGATTATAGATGCTGGTGCATTGGGTGTGGGTTGGGTTGTTAGTTTTCCGCATCCAGATAGATTTGGTGGTGATGAATTTTTTGCGGAGTCGTTAAGATATGGTACATCTATTTTGGCTTCATTTGAATACCCAAATCAAATATACCCAAAAACAGTTGGTACGGTCATCAAAGGACCTGATGTTGGTGGTATGCTTTCCAAGGGTGTAGTACAGAATACTCACAACCTTAGAACTAACTATATACAAGAAGGTATATCTGCTGCACCCACCGATGTTGATAATCTAGTCAGACGAATACCCTTACTACTTAAAACACCAGATGGTTATGTTTCTTCTTTTGGTACAGAGGTATTAAAAGCATTAACAGGAGCAAAAACTTACATTATAAAAACTAATGATAATGGTATACAGGAAATATCAGTCAGAGGAATACCACCGATCAAAACAGATAGTCTTGGTCGTAAATGGATTAGTTGGGTAGATACACCACAAACAGATTTACAAGAAATGAATGTTGCTGGTAAGTTTGTATTTCTTGGAATTACTGCACCAGGAATCATGCCACAAATTGCAACTCCAACTGGATTATTAGAGCCACATAAAATTCAAGCAGCATTATCTGAGTCAATTCTTATAGAAAACTCTCCAAGGATTCCAGAATGGTCATTGGCAGCGGAAATTTTGATTTTTGGAATTTTCGTGTCGTTGACGTGGCTTGTAATCAATTATCTCGGTGTGGTTAAGGGTCTAAGTATCGCTGTAATTTTGCTCTTCACCACAGGCTTCTTAGGAGCTTTTAGCGTTCAGAAGGGTTATTTGATAGATTTTTCATGGACTTTTATCTCACAAATCATAACTTCTACTGTTGCCTTCTATATTAACTACAAAAAGCAGTATAAATTGCGTCAACAAATCAAAAAACAGTTTGAACATTACTTAGATCCAAGACAAGTAAAACAATTACAAGACAATCCTAGTTTATTAAAACTTGGTGGTGAGAAAAAAGAAGCAACATTTTTATTTACAGATGTTAGAGGTTTTACATCTTTGTCAGAAAGATTAGAACCAGAAGAAGTAACTGAGATTATGAACAAGGCATTAACAATACAATCAGACGCTGTGCAAAAATATGGTGGCATGGTAGATAAGTATATTGGCGATGCAATGATGGCTATATTTAATGCACCTATAGATTTACCAAATCATAGAAGTGCAGCTGTACAAACTGCTATAGAAATAAAAGAAAACATGAAAAAAGCAAACCTAGGTATAGATATTGGTATAGGTATTAATACTGGTGAAGCTGTTATAGGCAACATGGGGAGCGATACTAGGTTTGATTATTCTGCTATTGGAGACTGCGTAAATACAGCAGCAAGATTAGAGTCTGCAACCAAAGAAGTAGGAAAAGACATATTGATTGGTTATTCTACTGCCATAGATTGTAAATTTAGGTTAAAATTATTAAAACCGATAAGTGTTAAAGGCAAAAGCCAAAAACTATCGATATATACAGTACAGGAGTAAACATTATGCCAAAAGGAAAAGGAACATACGGAAGTAAAGTAGGTAGACCACCAAAGAAGAAAACAAAGAAAAATAAAAAATGATTGACAAGCTAATAGGTCCAGTAAGTGACATAGTAAACAAAATGATTCCTGACAAGGACTTGCAGGCTAAATTAAACCATGAACTTAAAACCGAACTACATAAAGCAAATATGGCTCAAGTGGAAATTAATAAAATTGAAGCTGGCCATAAGTCTATATTTGTTAGCGGTTGGCGGCCATTTGTGGGTTGGACTTGCGGTATTGCTTTGCTTTATCACTTTTTGCTTCAGCCTATTATTATCTTCGCACTCTCAGCATTTGGAATATCTTTTGTATTACCATCCTTTGACATGGGATCGCTAATGACTGTATTGATGGGTATGTTAGGACTTGGCGGACTTAGAACATTTGAAAAAACTAAAGGAGTTGCTAGATGAGTTGGGATAACTTTAAACTAGAAGAATTTGCTTGTAAGCATTGTGGTGAAAACAAAATAGAACATGAGCTTATAGATAAACTACAAGCGCTTAGAACTGATTGTGGTTTTCCATTTAAGATAACAAGTGGTTATAGATGTGCTGAACATCCTGTAGAAATAAACAAATCAAAACCAGGCACACACGCTGTTGGTCTAGCAGCTGATATAGGTGTTAGAGGCAAGCAAGCATTAGAGATTATATCCAAAGCTAGAGACTATGGTTTTACTGGTATTGGAGTCAATCAAAAAGGTAATGCTAGGTTTATACACTTAGATATATCCAAAGATTCACAAGGTCGACCAAGACCACATATTTGGAGTTATTAGCATGGACCCGATGATGTATTGGAACATAATCATTACTATAGTTTTTGCTCCTATAGTGCATAGCATTAGAACCAACGCGACAGAATTAAAAAGAGTTGATATACTACTCAATAAGACCCGCGAGGAAGTAGCAAAAAATTATGTTACTAAAGAAGAGTTTGCAATAAGCATAGACAGGGTTATAGATCGTTTAGATAAACTAGACGCTAAAATAGACAAGTTAATAACAGGTTAATATGGCATACAAGTTTAGAGGCAGAAACCCAGAAACAGGCGAAATGGAATTATATGAAGATGCTGGTAGGTCTATACCAGTTAATTTTGGTGGTATGAATTTAACAGGCACTCCTAATTTTGACTATTTACAAAATCTAGCCAATTTAGCTCAACAACAACAAGGACCACAACTAGGTCCAGATGATTTTGGTAGCTATTCAATACCTTACTCTGACCCAACATATCGTTCTGGTTTTGACTATGCGCGTTCTATAGCTGGCGGTATGCCAATGTCACAAGTCATTGCACCAGGCGTAAGCTACTCTCCAGAACAACCAATGGGTTATACACAAGAACAATTAAATACACCTGTTGGTACAACGCCAGAACCTACGCCTACTTATCAAGAACCAGATGATCCAAGATATTTTGGTACAGGTATTGGTGGTGTAAATATTCCTGTTGATAGAAAACAAGACTTTCCTCCTTTAAGTAACCTACTAAACATAGGTAAATTATTTGATGGTGGTCTTGATAAAGATGCTATAGACAAAATAGTACAAGAGCGAATAGCTGAAAGTATGCCAACTTTTGAACAACCTGATTTATCACAGTTTGTTACTAAACAAGACATACCTTCTTTTATTCCAGACATTCCAACAGGCAGAGAATTTTCTATAGAAGATATACAACAAGGTTTAAACTTACCTGATTTTTCACAATTTGCTAGACAGGAAGATATACCAGCACCTAATGTTTTTGACGAAGAAGCATTAAGAAAAGAACTTATGGAAGATATTAGAGGCAGTATTAATATACCGCAAATGCCTGATTTATCTGGTTTAGCTAGACTAGAAGATATACCAAGTTTTGATCCTAGTGTATTGAAGCAAGATATATTAATGTCTATACCACAACAACAAATTCCAGATGTTTCTAAGTTTGTAACACAAGATGATATATCTAAAGCTATAGCTGGTATTGATATGCCAACTTATCAAGCTCCAGACTTATCTGCTTATGACACAAGACTTGCACAATTAGAAGAACAACTTGCTAGTTTTAAACAACCAACTGGCGGTAGATTTTCTGTAGACCAACAATTACCTATGGGATTATTTTAATGTCAGTATCACACGAAGAAGTAGTTAAAGCAGCACAAGCAGAACAAATATTAACCTCAGAAGTTTTTAAAGAAGCAATAGAAAACCTTAAAAACGAATACATTACTCATTGGTTAAACTCAAGAGAGATAGATGATGTTAATGCTAGAGAAGATATTCACAGATCATTATTACTATTACCAGAGGTTGAAAGACATCTGCGCATCATTGCTGAGAAAGGTAAACTCACACAAGCTAATATAAACAAAATTAGAAATATTGGTTAAACCTTCCCTTTTTACACATTATTAAGCTAAAATACTCTTAAATACATAAGGAGTATTTATTATGGCAATAACGGATAAACCGACTGCTTTACAAACTGATAAGGAAGTTACTACTTCGATGTTTGAAAGTTTCTTAACCCCTGAAGAGGATAAGGTTGAGGATGCAGTCACAGAAACAGAAGAAGTAACACAAGAAGAAGTCCTTGAAGAAGAACCTGAAGTATCTGAAGATTTTGAAGAAGATGTAGAAGATGACGAAGAGTTTGATGATGAGGACGAAGAACTGGATGAAGAACAAACCGATGTTGAAGAGGAAGCCTTGCAACCTCAGACATTTACAGTAAAAGTAGATGGTCAAGAAGTTGAGGTGACGCAAGACGAACTCATCAACGGATATTCTCGTCAGCAAGATTATACGCGTAAAACACAAGAACTCTCTCAACAGCGTAAGACTATTGAGCAGCAGCAAGCAGAGTTAGCGCAAAGAGATGCGATTTATTCGCAGTTGTTACCGAAGATGGAGGCCCAATTAAAGGGCGAACTGGCTAACGAACCAGACTGGAACACTTTGTACGAAGATGATCCTGTTGGGTATGTTCGCGAAAAACAGCTTTGGGATGAAAAGAAAGAAAAGCTTAGTGCTGTAAGTGCTGAACAACAAAGGCTTCAACAAGAAGCTTTGGTTAAACAGCAACAACAAATTCAACAATTTGTTGAATACGGCAATCAAAAGCTTCTTGAAATAATCCCTGAATGGCAAAACCAAGAGGTTGCGTTAAAAGAAAAGGCTGCTATTAGTGAATATGCTGTAAATACTTTAGGTTATACACCTGAAGAGATACAACAGGTTTATGATTATCGTGCTTTGCTTGGTTTAAGAAATGCTTGGTTAAACTCTAAAACAGTTGAAGCCACAAAGAAAAAACCAACACAAAAAGCACCAGCAAGAGTGGCTAGACCTGGAACTACTAACCGACCTAAATCGGCAGCACCTGTGAAGAAAGCAAAACAAAGGTTAGCTAAATCTGGAAAAGTCCAAGATGCGGCTAAAGTTTTTGAACAATTAATTTAATTTTAAAGGAATATAAAAATGGCTAAAGTAACTAACGCATTTGACACATATTCGGCAACAGCTGACAGAGAAGATTTAAGTAATATTATTTACAACATCTCTCCTATGCAAACACCGTTTATGTCATCAATAGGCAAAAGAAATATTAAAAATGTAGTGTTTGATTGGCAGACAGAAGTCTTACCTACTCCAAGTGCTGCTGGACAGTTAGAAGGTTTTGAATTATCAAGATCTACTGCTACAGCGACAACTAGAGTAAGTAACGTTGCGATGATTTCAAAAAGAGACGCAACTGTAACTGGCTCACAGGATGCTTCAGACCCAGCTGGTAAGAGATCAGAAATGGCTCACCAACTAGCTATTATGGCTAAAGCATTGAAAAGAGACATGGAAGAAGCTCTATGTCAAAACGGCGCTAAAACAACTGGTGACGCTACAACAGCTAGGGTAACTGGTGGTTTTGAATCATGGCTAACATCTAACGTATCCAGAGGTTCTGGTGGTTCAGGTGCTGGTGGTGGTGCTGCTCCAGTTGACGGAACAGACAGAGACTTAACAGAAGACCTTTTAAAAGGTGTTTTACAAACTATGTTTGGTAACGGAGCTGAGCCTTCAATGGCTATATGTGGTCCACACAACAAGCAAGTAATATCTACTTTCACAGGTAGAACTCAGGCTAGACAAATGATTGATGCAAATACTGTAGAAGCTTCAGTATCTGTTTACTCATCTGACTTTGGTGAACTAAAAATCGTTCCATCAAACAGATCAAGAGAAGCATCATTATTATTAGTAGATCCAGAGTTTGCTAAAGTGTCTTACCTAAGAGACTTTAAAACTGTTGATATTGCTACAATAGGCGATGCTGAAACAAAAATGATTGTTGTTGAGTACGGGTTAGAAGTATCTAACGAAGCTGCACACGGAATCGTTGCTGACTTAAACGAATCATAAGTTTAGTCAATTAGCTTAAAGGGATGTTTCGGCATCCCTTTTTTTTGTGCTAAAATCTATACATGGCAAAGACAACATTAATAGATCATAAGAAAGGTTTTAAGTCTGTATTCGCAACAGAAGATGATAAAGTTGTTTATCACACAAAACAGGATATACAGCCAACTTTAGATTATGTAAAAAATCTATCTGAATATGCACCTGGTAAAGATTTTCGCCATGTAGCAGAAATACCAATGGTGGTATATCAAAGAGCAGTCCGAGAGGGATGGTCGCAAGATTCTGCACAATGGAAGAAATGGCTAAACCATTCAGATAACAAACCATTTAGAACATGGAAAGGTAAAGTATGACATACGATGAATTAAAAACTAATATTGCAAATTTCTTAAACAGGTCAGATTTAACAGACCAGTTAGACTTTTTTATAGATGCAACAGAATCAGAATTTAACAGAAGGTTAAGAAATAAAGACATGATAAAACGTGCTACTGCTACAGCAGATGCACAATACATGAGCTTACCAACAGATTGGTTAGAAGCTATTAATGTAGAAATAACATCAAATGACTTTAGACCATTATTTCAACAGTCTTTAGAATCACTAGATGTATATAGAAAAGCTAATAACAATGTTACTGGTCAACCAATTTATTATGCGATTGTAGATAATTCATTAGAGTTAGCACCTACCCCTGATGCAAGTTATACGCTACAATTAACATACTATGGCACTATAGATGCTTTAAGCAGTTCTAATACAACGAACTTTATATCCACAGGATATCCAGATGCTTACTTATATGGTGCTTTAAAACACGCTTCTATCTATCTAATGGAAGATGAAAGAGTGCCGTTATTTACAGCACAATTTGAAAAAGCATTAGAAGAGATGAGAATGGAACAAGAGAAGGCAGAATTTGGCAAAGGATCTCTAATGCAAAGAAGAAGAACTTATGGCAAGTCTGGTAAAAACATTTATTATTGGAATAATAATTAGGAGACAATATGGCTGGATTTAGTGATTACTTAGAAGATAAAGTATTAGACCATGTATTTGGTGGTAATGCTTATACAGCACCAGGAACATTATATGTTGCTTTATATACTGTAGCACCTACAGATACAGGTGGCGGTACTGAAGTATCAGGCGGAGCTTACGCAAGACAATCAGCTGCATTTACAGTATCTGGTACAGACCCCACCACAGCAACCAATACAGCTGCAATAGAATATCCAACAGCTACAGCTGATTATGGAACTGTAGTTGCAGTTGGTATTTTAGATGCTTCTTCAAGCGGCAACTTAATGGCTTATGCAAACTTAACAACATCTAAAACTGTAAGTTCAGGCGATGTATTTAGATTTGACGCTGGCGATTTAGATATAACATTAGCTTAATACCATGGCCTCAGTAGGCTATGGTCTATATACATACGGGAAGTCCAACTATGGAACTCCTGTATATCATTTTGGCGCATCCACAATAGCACAAACATCATCTGCAACTGCAGATGGTAGATTTGTTATTACTGGTGCATCAACCATATCAGCAGTTTCTTCTGCAACAGCAACAGGTAGACAAATAGATCGCGGACAAGCGATTATTAGTGCAGTATCTAACGTTACAGCATCTGGTACTCAAATTGATAGGGGTGTTGCAACCATAGCAGGAACATCTGGATTTACAGCTGTTGGTATACAAATAGACCTAGGATCTGCAACTATATCTGCAAGTTCTAGTATGACAGCCACAGGTCATCAAATAGACCGTGGTGTGGTTATAGGTCCAGCAGTATCAGGTATGACAGCTACAGGTAGATTTACTGTAGTTGGTGAAGGAACATTTGCAGAAACTAGCGGATTTGATGCACTAGGTGGCATTGTATTAACAGGTGCATCTGTAATTGCACAAACAAGTGGATTTAATGCAGTTGGTGGTCTAAAATGGGAAGATATAATTGTTCCTGGTGAGACTTGGACCGATCAGATAGTGGCAGATGAAACATGGACCGACCAAGCAAACCTAGATACATCATGGACAACATTAGGCGAACAAGACGCAGCTTAAAGGATAAAATTTTATGGCAGATACATTTACAACGAATTTAAACTTAACTAAACCAGAAGTAGGAGCATCTACAGATACTTGGGGAACAAAGCTAAACGCTGACCTTGATACTGTTGATGGTTTATTTAGCGCTACTGGTACTTCAGTAGCTATGAACTTAGACGGAGCAGTTATAGATAGCTCTGTCATTGGTGGTACTACAGCAGCAGCTGGATCATTCACAACTTTATCAGCAAGCACATCTATAACAGGTACACTAGCTACAGCAGCTCAACCTAATATTACAAGTGTTGGTACTATTACAGGTTTTACATCAACAGGTATTGATGACAATGCAGATGCTACAGCTATAACTATTGATAGTAGTGAGAATGTTGGAATTGGAACGACTAGTCCTTCTGTTAATTTAGAAATTACAGAATCAGGTTCAGCCACAAACTCTGTAGCGGATGTTTTAAGGTTAAATCACATAACATCTGGAACTGCTGCATCAGGCTTAGGTGCAGGTGTTGTTTTTTCTTCAGAAAGACCTAGTGGTGGTATTAATTTAACAAGAGGTGCTATATATGGTATTTCTGGAAGTGACCCAGATGACGATGGTGCTTTAGCTTTTTATACTAGAACTAATACAGGTGGTAGTGGTTTTTCTGAAAAAATGCGTATTGATTCTTCAGGCTCGTTGCTAGTAAATACAACAAGTGCAGGTAGTAATAGATTAAAAGTTGTTGGCGATGCTTCAAGATATGGAATACTATCTGAAAATCTAAGCGGTTATGGTGCTTTCAGTTTAAAATCAACAACAGTTGCACAAACTTGGTCTATAGGTGCAGTAGATAATAGTTCTAATTCAGATTTATTTATTTATGGTGGTTCATCTGCTGGGACTAAGGTAACTCTTGATTCTTCAGGCAATGTTGGAATTGGAATTACTGACCCTGACCAAGCATTAGAAATTGGTGCTGGTGGTAAACTAAAATTATCAAGAGCAGATAATGCAAGGTCGTTACTACTTTTTAATGACAATGATTATGGAACAATAGAAACATCAAATGACCCTATAAAAATTGCTTCTCAATCATACACACGCTTTGATGTTAGCGGCACAGAAAGAATGCGTATTAAATCCGATGGGCAGATAACTACACAAGGAGATATTCTTCCCGGTGCTGATATCATTATGGCTAATGGCAGAGGTATAAGTTTTGCTGCATCATCTAATGCAGGTGGCATGACTTCAGAATTACTTGACGATTATGAAGAAGGTACTTGGACTCCAGTTCTATCAGGTTCAGGATATTCTTTTGGTACACATAGTGGAGTATATGTAAAAGTAGGGAGAATGGTATATGTTACTGCAATATTAAATATAACTGGAGTAGGTACAGCCAATTCAAGTATTGACTTTAGTGGATATCCTTTCACAGCATACAATGCAAATAATAATCATCAAGTCGGCACTGTTAGAGAAAGTGCAACAACAGGTAGAATCTATGTTTGTCAAATTAATGCGAATAACACTATTGGTAGTATAAATTCAATGGATGGTGTATCAAATGGAAGCAATGAAATATTTACAACAGGTAATTACTCTTTATCTATGACTTACATGACAGCATAACAATTTAACTAATATACCTAGTGGATTCTAGGTACGGACAAAAGGAGAAAATAGAATGGCAATAACAAAAGAAATAATAGAAGATAAAATAGAAGTTGTAGGAGACTACAAAACTATACAAGTAAGAACAGCTACAGTCATCAAAGAAGATGGTGTAGAGCTATCAAGGTCTTTTCATAGACATTCATTAGAATGTGTAAGCTCTGTACAAAACGATGACGATAGTTGGACTCATACAGATACAGACGTGTCTGGTGAAAGTTCTGAAGTCCAAGGTATCGCAAATGCAGTATGGACAACAGAAGTAAAAAACGCTAAGAAAACAGCTAACGAAAACGCAGGAGTTTAATAATGGCAAATACATATACATGGGATTGCAAAACAGTTGACACATATCCAACACACGACAGTCATTCAGACGTTGTTTACAACGTACATTGGCGATTAAACGCAGAGAGCGATCAACAAGACGCTGAAGGTAATAACTATTCAGCTTCTGTTTATGGTACTCATAGCGTTAATGCAGACGATATATCAAGTTTTATACCTTTTGCAGATCTTACCAATGACACAGTTACTGGTTGGGTTACAGCAGGTATGGGTGATGATGAAGTCGCTAATCTAAAAACTGGATTAGACGCACAAATCGCATTACTAATTACACCAACATCTGTTACTAAAACCATAGGTTAAACATGGCACTATTGCCTGTAACTCCGCCCGCTGGCATAGTCAAAAACGGTACTGACTATGCTAACAAAGGTCGTTGGGTTGACGGCAATCTTGTGCGTTTTGAAAACGGATTTCTTAAACCTATTGGTGGTTGGTCTAAACTAAAAACTACAGCACTTGATGGTGAACCTATAGGTATGTATGCCTATAAAGATAACTTAGGTGCATCTGTTTTAGCTGTTGGTACAAGACAAAAAGTTTATGTCTTATACGACAACACATGGACTGATATAACACCATCTGGTTTTGTAAACGATGCCTCTAATGATCCTCTTGGTTATGGTGCATACCACTATAACGTGGAAGATTATGGCGATGCTAGAAGTCAATCTGGACTACCTCTTGATACAGGTCATTTCTCCTTTGATAACTGGGGTGAGGATTTAGTCTTTTGTTTTTCTGGTGACGGTAAAATCTACAAATGGCAACCCAATTCAGGCGGTACAGCAGATACCATTGGTACAGTCGTAACAAACGCTCCTACAGGCTGTCAGGCTGTTCTAGTGACTAATGAAAGGCATTTAGTTGCTATTGGTTCTGGTGGTGACCCTAGAAAGGTAGCTTGGAGTGATAGAGAAGACAGAAACACTTGGACATCTTTAGCTACTAACACAGCAGGTGATGTGCAAATACCTACAGGTGGTCGTGCATTATTAGCAGTTAAATACCAAAACGATGTCATAATTTTTAGTGATACTGGTATAGATAGAATGAGCTATGTAGGTTCACCTTTTGTTTATGGTATAACCGCAGCAGGTGCAAACTGTAAAGCAGTTAGTAGAAGATCAGTCGTACAAACAGGAAACTTTCTAGCGTGGATGGGTGAAAACTCATTCTTTGTTTACGATGGTGTTGTGCGTGAAATACCATGCGATGTGCATGATTTTGTCTACGACCAACTAAATGTACCAGGAAGGAAAGCTTGTTGGGGTGGACACAACTCTAATTTTAACGAAATATGGTGGGGATTTCCAAGTGGTGATGGTATATATAAACCAAACAAATATGTAATATGGAATTACTTAGAAAACACCTGGTCTATAGGCTCAATGGATAGAGGATGTTGGATTGACCAAGGTGCGTTTGATTATCCTATAGCAGGTGATTCAAATGGTTTTATTTATCAACACGAATCAACCACATTATCTAATTCACCAAACTTAAATAGTGATGTGCCGTTCTGCACAAGCGGTCCAATAGAACTAGGTAATGGTGATAACTATGTGCAATGTAATCAGATTATTCCAGATGAAGAAGCAAACACATTACCAGGTGTAACCATAAGTTTTAAAGGTAAGTTTACCCCATTAGGTAGCGAAACAGACTTTGGTAGTTTTACCTTTGAAAATGATGGATATACCGATGCTAGGTTTACAGCAAGACAAGTACAGATGACTGTAACAGGTAGCACTACACAAGATTTTCAAGTTGGTAATATAAGATTAAATATTAGACCAAGAGGTAGGAGATAATGGATTTATCCTCACAAAGACAATATATACAAAGGGCAATTAATGTTAAGTATGCTTTTACAGCTACTACACAACAAACTATTTATACTGCACCAACAGGAGATGATTTTGATTTTGCAATTATAAAAAGTTTTTTAGCTTGCGATCATGGTAATCAACAAACCGATATAAACGTATCTATTACAGACACAGGCTCTAATGAGTTTTTTATTTACAAAGAAAAAAACATATCAGCACACGAAACTATAGAATTACAAACTAATGAGGGTATAACTATACAACAAGGCGAAATTGTAAAAGCACAAGTTAGCCACGCAAACATACATTTAGTATTAAGTATCATAGAATATGCAAGAGGCGACTAATAAAGTAGTAAACATACAAGAGGCTAAAAGAGAGCCTTGGGAAATTGAATGGGAAAGATGTAAGCCGTATATAGCAAAGGCTGTAAAACATCAAGATTCCTATACAATCGATGACATAGAGGATAAAATAAGGAATGGAATATTCCATTTATGGCCAGGCAAAAAGTCTGCATACATAACAGAATTTGTAATATATCCACAAGTGAAAGCCATGAACCTTTTATTTTGTGGTGGAGATTACGAAGAATTAGAAGAGATGCTGCCTTATATAGAAGAGTTCGCTAAGAAAGCTGGCATAAAAAGGCTTTACGGCGGTGGCAGAAAAGGATGGATTAGAAAGATAAAACATCTAGGATTTGAAACAGAATATTTAATTAGAAAAGACTTATGAGTAAAGGCAAAACAACAACAGTATCAGAAGCAAGTTTACCAGCGTTCCAAGAAGCACAATTTAAAGAGCTTTTTGGTGCAGCTAAAGGTGTAGCACAACAACCATTCTTACCCTATACAGGACCAATGGTTGCTGGTTTTTCACCAGATCAACTACGACAATTTCAAGCTACTAGAGGTATGTTTGAATCTGGTATGGGTTATGACCCAACACAAGCCTTACAAGGTATGGCACAAGAACAGTTTAAGCCTACGATTCAACCTGTTACTGGTTTTGAAGCACCAACCATAGAAGCAACACAAGCTCCAGGTGCAGCACAAATAGGTCCAGTATCTACTCCACAATTTCAAGGTTTACTAAGCCAAGACATAGGCGCTTATCAATCTCCGTATCAACAACAAGTTATAGACCTAGCAATGGGCGACATACAGCGACAAGCTGACATAGCGCGTGGCGGTGCGCAGGATAGAGCAATTAGATCAGGTGCTTTTGGTGGTTCAAGATCTGCAATACTAGAATCTGAATCACAAAGACCTTACGCAGAGGCAATGGCTAGAACAGCCGCTGGTTTAAGACAGTCAGGCTTTGAGCAGGCACAAACAGCAGCGCAGGCTGATTTAGCAAGACAACAACAGTTAGGTATGTTTGGTTCAGAGCAACAACAACAAAGAGCATTACAACAAGCACAACTTGGTCAACAAGCAGGTATCTTTGGTGCAGAACTAGGACAACAAAGAAGGATGCAACAAGCACAACTACAACAACAAAGACAATTAGGTGGCTTAGATATTGCTGGCAGAGCTGCATTGAGTCAGCCACAGTTAGAAATGCAGGCAAGACAACAAAGAGCAGGCTTGCTAGGTGGCTTACAAGGACAGCAAATACAACAATTAGGATTGCTAGGAGGCGCGGGTGCGCAGCAGCAGGCGCTACAACAAAGAGCAATCGATGCACAAAGAGGCGAGTTCCAAAGAGCGCTTGGTTATGGACCACAACAAATTGGTTTATTACAAGCTGGCATGGGTACACCATTGGTAACCACATCAACAACTGGTAAACAAAGCACAGGTCTTGGAGATGTGCTAGGAGGAGCTGCTGGACTTCTTGGCTCTGCGTGGACTGGTGGATTTAATCCTTTTGGTTTTTTAAAGTAGGAAAATAATATGGCAATTTTAAATAATCAACCATTTATTAACACAGGTTTGTTTGATGATATTAATAAAACTAATAATCAAATAAGTTCTATGAATATACCTCAAGCACCTCAAGCACCTCAAGCACCACAAGTGCCACAGATTGACCCAATGATTAAAAGGCAAAGATATGGAAACATGATGCTTGCTTTATCTGATGTTTTGAAAGGAAGAGATCCATCACAAGGCGTTTTACAAAGACAGCAAATGATAGCTCAGCAACAAGCACAGGCTAAACAACAAAAATTAATAGAAGATTACAAATTAAAAAATCCAGAAATGGCTGGGCGTATTGACGCGATAATGGCAGGTATACCTGAAAGTATGTTGGGTAGTGGTGAAAGAAAAATTATAAAAGCTGCTGATGGATATAATTATTATGCAGATACTGGTAAAAGAGTTTTACCTGGTGTTGAAAAAGAACGATCAGTTGACAGTCAAACAACAGAGTACAAAAACTATGTAAACTCATTAGAAAAAGGAGAAATTCCAACTGGTGCGGGATTTCTTGCATACCAAGACAGAAATATTAAAAAAGATAAAATGTCATACGACATGAAACAAGATGTTAATAGTTATTGGAGATACACCGAAGGTCCAATGAAGGGGCAGAGAGTTTTTCCAGATGTTACAAAAGAAAAAGAAGAAGAAGAAAAAGAACCCTACAATATTGGTGACGAGGATAAATTACGAGATGATTATAGATCTGAGTCAAAAGAATTTGTAAATGTAAGAAATGCTTTTGGAAGAATATTATCTGTAGAGCCTACAGCAGCTGGTGACTTATCTTTAATATTTAATTATATGAAAATGTTAGATCCTGGCTCAGTAGTAAGGGAGTCTGAATATGAAAATGCAGCACAATCTGGTGCTTTTGGAGAAAGGGTTAAAGCCGCATATTTAAGATATAAATCTGGTGAAAGACTTACAGAGTCTATGAGAAAAGATTTTAAAACACAAGCAAATAATTTATATCAAACACAATCAGATAATCAATCTTATGTGATGGAAGAATTTAAAAATTTAGCTGAAGAGTATGGTATGAAACCATCAAGAATAGTACAAAATTATGGTAGCCCAATAGAAGATAAATTACTAGAAATAGAATTAAAATCCTTACCATTAAATGAATTAGCAACATTAGATTTATCACAATACTCAGAAAAACAATTAGACATTATTAAAAAAGTTATAGAATCTAAAGGGAAACAATAATGGCAACCTTAGAAGAAATTAAAAAGCTTCAACAAGGATTACAAGAACAAGAGCTTGTTGTAACTGAAGAAGAAGCAGAGCCTACAATACCCTATTTATCTGGTTTAAAATCACAAGCCTTACAGGGTTTAACCTTTGGACTTTCTGATGAGGTTGGTGCTGCTATAGGTTCTCTAGGTTCTTTATTTACAGATGAAACTTTTTCAGAATCTTTTGATAGAAGATTAAAAGAATCAAAAGAAGATTTACAAGCATTTCAAAAAGCAAATCCAAAATCAGCTTTAGGTGCTGAGATAGTTGGTTCAGTTGCGCCAGCTGTAGCATCATTGTTATTAATGCCTTTCACAGGTGGAGCAAGTGGAACAGGTGCTGTTGCTGCAAGTGCTAGAATTTTAAGCAACCCATTGCTTGCTGGTAAAATTGCTAAGCCTGGTTCTGGATTATTAAGCAGAGCAGCAGAGGGAGCTAAGGTTGGAGCATTGCAAGGAGGAATATCTGGAGTTGGCTATGCTGAAGGTGGTACAGAAGAAAGACTTTTTGGCGGTGCTTTGGGTGCAACAGCTGGTGGTGTTTTGGGCGCAGCAATACCAACAACTTTGGAAGGCGCAGGAAAATTAACTAACATAATTTCGTCAAGACAAGGAAAATTCAATAAAGAAGATGTTAAATCAATAAGAATTATTGCAGATCAGTTTGCAAGAGATGAAATACCTATCGAAACAGTTTTGCAAAAAATACAAGACAACATTGCTGCCGACAAACTTATTGGCTTAACTCCTGTAGAAATATTATCAGATTATGGTAATGATGCCGTAACAAGAAAGTTAAGAGGAATTAAAACAAGAGTTCCTGGAATGAACATTGAAAAGCAATTAATTGAAAGAACGTCTGGTACAGTTGAACAAAAAGCAGCTGCTTTAGATGCTTTAGAAGATCCAAATATACAATCATCAAGAATATTAAAATCTTTAGAAGATGTAACTAAACAAACTTTAAAAACACCAAAAATAGATTTATCAGGTGGGGTAGATGATTTAATTGACACCATAGATTCTTATTTAGGTCCTATGTATGAACAAGCTTTTATAAAAAATCAGCAGGTAGGAAATTTAGATTTATACAAATACTTACAAAATCCTGTTATAAGAGAAGCATACGAAGATGCAAGAAACGCATACAGAGAAAAATTAATAGCAAATGGAAGAAAACCAAATGCCATACCTCCTATTAGAAATTTATTTTTAAAAGATAAAGGAAAAATAATAGGCGTAAACAAACAACTACCATTAGAGTTTTTGGATTTAATTAAAAAATCAGCAGATCAGCAAACTTATGAAAAAGTTGTAAGCGGTTCTTTAAGTAAAGAAAGAGCAAGAGATAGAAAAAAACTTGCAAATAATTTTAGAGATTTATTAAAAGAATCTACTATTGGTGATGAATATGTTGAGGTTTTAAAATTAGGTTCTGATAAATTTGCATTGTTAGATGCTTTTGAAAAAGGAGCAATTTCACACAAACCATCATCTTCAGCTAAAGCATTTTTTAATGAATATAATAATTTAAAAACAAATGTAGAAAAAGATGCTTTTAAGGTTGGTGTGTTTCAAGAAATATATAATCAAATAAATAAAACTGGAGATAATATTAATTTAGTAAAAAAAATATTTGACTCTCCAGACTTGCGACAAAAATTATCTATATTATTTGAAAATGACATAGATGCTAGAGGTCAGTTTATTAATAAATTAATAAGAGAATCAAATATAAGTTTAAAAACTGGAACTATAATAGGTGGTTCAAATACAGCAGAAAAATTATTAGATGCCGAAGATGCTGTTCAAGCTCTTTCAGACTTAACTGTTGCAGGAACAGCTCCAACAAGCTCAGCTGGTATAAGAGCTATAGCAACTACTGTTAATAAGGCTAGAGATATTATTTCTAATCCAACAGAAAAAAGAGCTAGAAGTATTGGTAATGTTTTATTAGAACAAAATCCACAAAGGCAACAAGAGATATTAGAGCTTATGCAACAATTACAAGGAAGTAGACAATTTAAAGAAAAGCTTTTAAGTGATGTCGGAGGCGGTTCTATTAGATATGGTTCACAACAATTTCCACAATTTTTGAACGAACCACAATAACCCCATGCCACGCCAATCAGAAAGAGTTGGCCGATCTGGAGAATACTTAGTAGCCTCGCTACTTTCTTTACACGCAGATACTGTGGTTATAGTTCCACACAGCGCGGAGGCTGACATCATCTTTGATGTTGACCATACGCTATACAAGTGCCAGGTTAAAACACAATCTAAAATACAAAACTGTAGAGTGTCATGGATATATGACTTTAGGCGCGGTGCTTATACCAAAGAAAGATTCTATTCAGAAGACGCTATAGATGTTTATGCTTTGGTTGCTTTAAAGCATCAAACAGTTAACTTTATGTTTCCAAATGATCTAAAGCAGATAAGTTTTAAAGACGAGGATGTTCAAGCGTGGGACACGCTGAAGAATACAAAAGACCTATTTAAAGAGCTTCGATGTCAACAGACACTTTAGGTTCTTCGTAATACTTAACAGAGTTCATACCTAAAGATATTAGATACTCAGCCACCTTATGTGGTGATTTCTGTTGGCTCTCACAAAAATCCTTAAACTTTTTAGCAAGATGTTTGTTCACATATATAGGCTTTCTTCCGTTTCTTTCACTTAGAATACGATCATCAAACTCATATAAATTCATAGCTACCTCATAGTTAAAGAGAAACTTCTATTGAATAATCTCCTATTTTATTACCTTTAGCATCTGTTCCATAAACCATCTGTAGTTCAAGATCAATAAAGTGTTTGGCTTTTAACAAGTCAGTCACCCTATCTTGTTTCTCTCCTTTACTTCTGGTTATATATTTTAAACAACTACCTAAGTTATAAGACAGGTTGTTAGCATATATATAATCTATAGGTTGTATCTTGGATTGCTTGTAATGCGTTCCAGCTACTTGGTTATTGGTTGCAAGCCTATCTATTGCTTGATCCCATTCCTCTTCAGTTCCTAAGTTAGTATGTGCGTATACTGTTTTATTCATCATCAATTTCTCCCAAATTTTATTAAAATATTACTTGATAATTAGTAATAATGGTTTATTATAAACAAAAATATTAATAAAAGGGAAATTTATGGAAATATTAGAAAAGAATTTTGACATATCAAATACCATAGAAGTTGACGAACTAGCAGAGAGATGGGGAGTCAGCAAGAAAACAATCGATAATAGAAGATATAGAGGGCAAGGTCCTAGCTATTTTAAGATTGGCGGTAAGATTAAATACGATCTTGATGATGTGAAAAGAATGGAAAACGACTCTTATATTTCTGTCCATGGCGCACGCTAAACTCTCACCTTCATCAGCAAAGATTTGGATGGCTTGCCCTGGCATGCCACAACTCTTAGCAAGTATGCAGGTTGAATATAAAGTAGGCATACCAGCAGCGACAGGTACATTGATTCACGAAATGGTAGAGACACTACTTAAAGGTAGATTAAATAATCTTACTTTAGAAGAATACTATTTAGACACAACACATCATGTAGAGGACTTTGACATTACAGTAGACCAAGAGATGATAGATTGTGCTAACACTTATGTAGATTACATAGACAAGAGAATGATGGAGCTTGACGTAGCAAGACCATTAATTGAAGAAAGAGTTAATATGCCAGAAATACATGCAGACCTTTGGGGAACAGCAGATGCTATTCTCATTGGTAAAGATATAATAGAGATAATAGATCTTAAATCTGGTAAGTGGGCAGTAGAAGCAGACAACCCACAAATGCGTATCTATGCACTTGGTGCATTGTCCAGATACGGAGATGACTGCACAGTTCAAATGACCATAGTACAACCTAGAGGTTGGCACAAGGATGGTCCAATTAGATCATATTCCATATCAGCTATTAACTTAGTTGAATGGGCCTATGAAACTTTAAAGCCAGCTGCCGAAGCTTGCTATGAAGAAATACCCACATACAACTATAGCAAAGACGGATGCCGTTGGTGTAATGCTAAAGATGCTTGTGATACTTATAAACAAAACCAAAAGGGAGACTAAAATGGTAAAAGAAAATAAAACTGAAAGCGTTGAAGAACCAACGATTAAGTTTGCAGATGATGGTGTTGAGCATAAAGTCAACGACATGCCAGACGAAGCAAAACAATTAATGGCTAGGTGGCAGGAGAAAAAACAAATCAGAGATGAGTTTATTATTAAAGCTAATAACGACATTGATGATTTGAATATATTGCTCAGTTCTTATGAGGCTCGTATGAAAAACATAGTAGAGCCAGTAGAAGATGAGCCTAAGATTGAGGTGCAGTAATGTCGTTAGCTAATATTAGGCAAAAGGCAAAACTAAAACCACCAATCATAGTTCTCTATGGTCCTGGTGGTATTGGTAAAACATCTTTTGGTGCAACTATGAACAAACCAATCATAGTACAAGCAGAAGATGGTATTGGTAAGATTGAGTGTCCCCACTTTCCTGTAGCTAAAACTTATGTTGAACTACAAGATAACTTAAAGTCATTGATTGAGGAAGATAGCGAATACAAAACTGTGATAGTGGATAGTTTGGATTGGTTAGAAACTTTAATGCACGATTATGTTTGTGAAAAGAATGGTTGGCCAGATATCAGCTCACCAGCATACGGAAAAGGTTATGCCGCTTGTTTAGAGGTATGGAAAGAATATTTAGCTTTACTAAATCAGTTGCGAGATAAAGGCTTTACTGTCTTACAGATTGCACACAATGAAGTAAGAAGATATGAAGATCCATCAAGTGAGCCACATGATCGCCACCAAATTAAGTTGCATAGAAAAGCAGCTGACTTGGTTATAGAACATAGTGACGCAGTATTCTTTGCTAATTACAAGATAGGTACTATCCAAGTAAAAGGTAAAGGCGGTGGCATGACTACTAAACTAAAGCAAGGAGACAGGACTATCTTTACACAAGAGACACCAGGCTTCCAAGCTAAGAATAGATTTGGTCTTGATAGTGAGATGCCGTTTGATTGGCAAACTATCAGGGAGCAGATGTTAAAGTGATTGATACTAAAGAACTTAACGAACACTTTTGCGATGATGATGAGCCGCAATACGATGAGGATGGATATTGTCGTCATTGTGGAGCAAAAGAGGATGAGTGTTCACAATATAAATGTTGGATTTAAAAAGGAGTAAAAAATGGATTTAACAAATTTTAATGTAGATGCCTCTAACGAAGGCAAGTCGGCAGTTGAGCCAGGTAGACATGTTCTGCATTGGCAAGGCGAAGAAGAAGCCTTGGTTGAAGGTAGAAACGGATGGCGTGGGTGCAAGATGTATTTTGAGATTGATGGTAGTAGCATCAGATTGAATCATACATTTACTGTTGGTCACGATAATCCTAAGTATGTGGATAGTGGCGTTAAGTCAATGCTACTTATGGCGCAAGCGATGGGACTAAAAGAACCACCAAAAGATACATCTACTGCCTTTATGGGCAAAAGTGTATCAGCTGAGTTAGTCAAAGATGACAATGGTTATCTAAAGATTAATGAAGATTGGGGTAAGACTTGGCAACCTACTGATAAAAAGCCAGAGCCTGTTGACGATAGTATCAAAACAGGACCATCGGAATCTGATTTAGCAGCAATGGGAACAACCACTGTTGATGATGATGACGCACCATTTTAATTTTGATGGTAATAATAGGCCTGCGCTGTGTGCATATTGTAAAGCACCAGCTGGGCCGTTTTTAAGAAAGGATGGAGAATTTTGGCTTGGAGCGTGCTGTATGGCTCATTTAAAAAAGATTGGGGAGGGAGAAAGACTACCCAACAAAGCACAACTGAATGATACAGGGATTGAATATTCCATAGCACAAACCAAAGATATTTATTTAGAACTAGCAGGAAAGGAAGATCAAAAACCATTGCATAAATGGGACAGAGATAACAGGAAAAGAATCTTCACAAATATTGTTAGGGAATATCTAAACTGGGCGAACGTGCAAGCGCAGTTAGATGATGAGAGAGCTGCAAATGGATTTAACAAAGTACCTAAAAAAGGACATACTCTATAACGACCTTGGTTTTAGTACAGGTAAGAGTACACATGATTTAATAAACGAGATGCAAGCACAGGGGTTGCTTGTAGACTTCTTAGAAATTACTGGCGAGATAATACGAGTACCAGTAAAAGCAATAGGCGGTAAACCAGATACAGGCGGTCAGAAGTCTGGGTATTATGCTGTCAACCAGGTAGGCGGACACATGTTCTGCACTTATGGTAATTGGAAAACTGGTTTTGAGGGCAAGTGGTCAAGCATAGATACTAACCAACTTAGTATTGTAGATAGACAAGAATTACAAAAACAAATGGAAGAGGCTAGTGCTAAGTCTCGTAAAGAAAGGCAACAAAGACAAGATGAAGTTGCAGTTGAAATGCAGGAAAAGTTTAAGATTTGCCACGAAGCCATCGACCATGAATATCTCACGAATAAAAAAGTTAAAAGTTATGGGTTGAAGCAACTAAATGGTAGATTAATTGTTCCTGTATATAATACAACAGGACAGATTCGTTCTCTACAGTACATAGATAAAAAAGGAGAAAAAAGATTTGCTTCCGCCTCAGAAATCAAAGGTAATGTATTTTTAATCGGTACAACCTTACAAGATTTAAACAATATAGAAAAATTAATTTTAGTTGAAGGCTACTCAACTGCCGCTTCAGTATATGAAGCTACCCAGATTCCTGTAGCTTGCGTTTTTAGTGCCAACTTCTTGTTGGATGCAGCCTCTAATTTACGCAAGCTGACAGGTGCTAGATTTATTCTTGCACTTGATAATGATGAGAGTGGAGTGGGAGAGAAGAAGGCGCAAGAGTGCGCGAGTGCTGTGGTTAATAGTGCGGTGCGATTACCTAGTGAAGTCGGAGACTATAACGACCTGTATTTAAAACATGGTTTAGATAAAGTTAGAGCTGAACTAATAGATCATAAACTGGGCATACAAAAATATGCGATTCGTAATCTTGTTGGTAAGCCAGAGCCACAAAAGTTTTTAGTTGATGGTCTTATTCCTATTGGTAAGCCTGGTATTCTTGCCGCAGTTGGTGGCGTGGGTAAGTCGTTAAGTGTCATACAGTTAGCATTATCTGTGGCGTGCGGAGGCAGGTGGTGGGGGAAGGATGTGAAAGAGCGTGGCAACACAGTTATATTTTGTGCGGAAGATGATTTAATGGAAATACATAGGCGATTAGACTTGCTGGACCCTAACGGCAAGCGATTTAGCTCTGTATATGAAGTCTATGTATTTCCTGTCCCAGAACAAAAAGAACCAATGATACTGTTAAGGGAAGAGGGCATTACACCTATAGCGCAGGAGTTAGTAGAAGAATTACAAGCCATACCAAATTTAAAATTAGTTTGTTTTGATCCTCTCCAAGCATTTACAACAGGTAATGTATCAAGCAGTAATGAAGCAGGCCAATTATGGGGTTCTTATTGTGCGAACATAAGCGCCAGACTTGGTTGTTCTACGCTTACTGTTCATCATCTCAACAAGGGTGCATTAACCAATGATTCAGATGATGCTATGTCTCATAGATCAGAAATTCGCGGCGCATCTAGCATCACCGATTCTGTACGATATGCCATAAGCCTTTGGTTGGCATCTGTTGAAGATTGCGAACGTATTTGCGAGGAGCAACGAGTACCATATGACAGAATGGCCGTAGTAAAAGCTGCCCTAGTTAAGTCTAATTCTGGTAATGTAGATTACTCTACCAAAACATTATTTAGGAAGAATGGCGTACTTGAACCATTAGAAGAATTACAAAATCCCATGACACTTTATGACCAATTTTAAAAGGAGAAAACTATGAACGTATTAAGTTTATTTGATGGAATGAGTTGTGGCAGGATTGCTTTAGAGCGTCTTGGCATACAAGTGGATAATTATTATGCAAGTGAGATAGATAAGTATGCTATCCAAGTAAGCCAAGCTAATTACCCAGACATAATTCAAGTGGGCGATATAACTGAACTAGACCTATCAACACTACCTAAGATTGATTTGGTTATGGGTGGTAGTCCATGTCAAGGGTTTAGTTTTGCTGGTAAGCAGCTCGCCTTTGATGATCCAAGATCTGCATTATTTTTTGAGTTTGTTAGATGTGTAGAGGAGTTAAAACCAAAATATTTTTTATTAGAAAATGTAAGAATGAAGAAAGAATATTTAGATGTTATATCTGAATATATGGGTGTTGAGCCAATAATGATTAATTCAGCCTTAGTATCAGCACAGAACAGGGTTAGATACTATTGGACTAACATACCTGGAATAGAACAGCCTGAACAAAGAGGTATAGTTTTAAGGGATATATTGGAGACTAACACCTCTAATGAATACCTTGCTGGAGAAAACTTACAAAAGAATTACAAAGGCGGTAATCAATTAAATCCAAACTATAAAAGCCAAGCCAATACCATTCATAATGCTGATGGTAAGTCTGGAACAATTTGTGCAGGTACTCATGGTTATGCTAATGGTTATGTTGCTGATGTTGATTCCAAATATTATTTATCAGATAAAGCTA